GATTGGATTACGAGAACTGCAAACGTACTTCAATCTCCAAACGTTGCTATTGAAGGTAGTGATGGTAAATTAAAAATCACAGCATTTGATGCAAAAAATGATGCTGCGAATATGAACTCTGTTGATATTGGCGAAACAGACAAAGAATTCAAGTCCGTGTTTAAAACAGAAAACTTGAAAATGATTCCTGGAAGTTATGACATAATGATTTCTTCTAAAGGTATCGCACATTTCAAAAACAAAAAAGACTCAATAGAGTATTGGATTGCAACAGAGAAAGATTCATCAACTTGGACTAAAGGATAATTATGAACAGCAAAATGCTTTTAACTTTTACGGAAATCATGTCAGGAGAACCAATTGCAATCAATCCAAATAAGGTTGTTTCTGTTTTCACTCTAAAAGCAAATGAAGGCGTAGAAGAACACTATGTAGGAAGAACTATTATAGTTTTAGATGGTAGCAATGTTATTGTTTTGGAACCATATGATGAGGTTGTAGGTAGACTGAATGGTGAATTGAACAACATGATATCATTTTATGATAAGCAGAGCAGAATTTTTACTGCTAACGTGTAATATGTTTTATAATTTTATTATGGAGATTGTGAATGAACGACCAAATGCTTTGGGTGGAGAAATATCGACCTCATAAAGTAGAAGATTGTATTCTTCATGAAAGTCTGAAGAAAACTTTTCAAGAGTATGTTGATAGAAAGGAGATCCCAAATCTTCTGTTGTCTGGCTCAGCAGGCGTAGGTAAAACTACAATTGCAAGAGCCTTGTGTGATGAAATTGGTTGTGACTACATCATTATCAATGGTTCTGATGAGTCGGGTATTGACGTTCTTAGAAACAAGATAAAAAACTATGCTTCCTCAGTTAGTCTTACTGGTGGAAGAAAAGTCATCATTATTGATGAAGCAGATTATCTAAACCCAAACTCGACTCAGCCAGCCTTACGTGGAGCGATTGAAGAATTCGCATCAAACTGCTCATTCATTTTCACATGTAATTTTAAAAATCGAATTATCGATCCTATTCATTCTCGCTGTGCAGTAATCGACTTCAAAACAAATGGTAGCAAAGCAAAGCTTGCTATTCAATTCATGAAGCGAGTTGAATGGATTCTAAACGAAGAAAAAATTACTTATGCTAAAGAAGTTGTTGCAGCAGTTATCACGAAACACTTTCCAGATAATCGTCGTATCCTAAACGAACTGCAAAGATACTCTGCATCAGGAACTATCGATAAAGGTATTCTTTCATCTGTTTCTGATATTCAAACTAAAGAACTTGTAACGGCTCTCAAAGAGAAAGACTTTGGCTCTGCTCGTAAATGGGTTACGAATAACATAGACAACGATCCAGCACTAATCTATCGTAAGCTTTATGATAGCATGTATGACTATTTGAAGCCTAGTTCTATTCCTCAAACTGTCTTGATTCTGGCGAAATATCAGTATCAGTCTGCTTTTGTTTCAGACCAAGAAATCAATCTTGTTGCCTGTCTGATTGAACTGATGGCAGATTGTGAGTTTGTATAATGCCTGATCTGTTTAAAGATATCGTACCGTCGATTCTTCAGACCAAACAGAATGTCTTGGTAGAAGAACATGACGAAAAAGACTATAATCCGTATATCGTCAATCGGGCACTGTCCTATCATTTAGACTGTGTTCCGTATGCGAATCAGATAAACCAGGTTCATTTTGTCGATAAAAAACTACAGTACCACTATCTTCTAAATAGTATCAGACAGATGAAACGGAAGTTTCAACCGTGGCAGAAGTCTGAGGAAGATAAGAATCTTGCTTGTGTGAAAGAGTATTTTGGGTACTCTAACAGCAAAGCCAAAGAGGCTCTCCGGATCTTATCTGATGAACAAATCGCTTATATAAAAACAAAAACAGATAAAGGCGGAGTGAGGAAATAATGATTCGTATAGAAGATATGGTTGAAGTGACGCTAAATGAGAAAGATGATTTTCTGAAGGTTCGTGAAACATTGACTCGCATTGGTGTTGCATCCAAAAAAGAAAAGTTGCTCTATCAATCTTGCCACATTCTACACAAGCAAGGAAAGTACTATATCGTACATTTCAAAGAATTGTTTGCGTTAGATGGCAAGCCTACGGATATTACGGAGAACGATCTGGCACGTAGGAATACGATTGCTTTGCTACTAGAAGATTGGGGACTCCTAAAACTTGTAAATGCAAAAAAATCAGAGGATCTACAAGTCAGCTTATCACAAATCAAGATTATTGGTTTCCGTGAAAAAGATGAATGGCAACTAGTACCAAAGTACAATATTGGTAAGAAAGCAAAAAAAGATTGACAAAAAATCCTTAGTGTGATATAAATACGAGTGTAGATGCCTTTGGGGTCTACACTTTTATTAACTCGCTTAACTAAGGAGACTTTCATGACTCTTACCAATCTATTCCCTTCCCGTTCAGCTTATGAACCATTTACTGTTGGTTTCGACAAGCTATTTGACCAGCTTCAAGATACTGCAAATACCCTTGCAAAAAATGCTCCGAACTGGCCACCATACAATATCAAAAAAGTAAAAGACAACAAATATGTCATCGAAATGGCAGTTGCTGGTTTTGCTAAATCTGATATTGAAGTCACAGTAGAAGGTAACAAGCTTGTTATCAAGGGTGCTTCTCAAGATAACGAAGCCGAAGATTACCTATTCAAAGGAATTGCTAACCGTGCATTTCACCGCACATTTACCATTGCCGACAAAGTAGAAATCAAAGATGCAGAAATTGTTAACGGAATGTTAAGAGTTTGGCTAGAAAATCTTTACCAAACTCAAGAATCTGTTAAGAAAATTGCAATTAAAGACGGAGAGAATAAATGAACTGGTGGCCTGTTTCCGATGATGAATGGGACAGACTAAATTTTCCAGAAAAATTCCGTTCTAGCTAGTTGGCAATAATGGTGGGGTGCAATGCCCCACCTCTTGACAATTGAGATTCGCTTTGATATACTGCATACATCATGAAAAAAACAGTTCAAAAACCCAAAGAAATCTTGCAAAAGGTCCGTAATCGGCTTCACATTGATGAAGTCTATTACACCTACTCTCATTGGCCCACAAAGGACATTGATGGTGTTGCATTCCTTCCTATTATCAAGGAAATAACCGAGCATCCAAAAGTTTTTTATATGCGTAAAGATAACTTGGAGTATGTCAAATGATTTTAAATAAATTATCACAGGCAATGTATAGCCGTAGAATCTTCAACCCTAAGAATAGAAAAGACCTAGATGCATATGGTTATTTTATTCGTAACAGTAAGTGGGAGAATGGTTGTCCATTCTGGCTTGAGTGGCCATATCAAAGTGTGCCTGCTATGATCAAAGATAAAATTGTTCGAGACATGTTCAATGCGGATAAGAAAGAATTGATATGAAACGATACATGGTTGAAACCGTGAGTATTTTTCGACACCGCTATGTTGTTGAAGCCAAAGAATCAGATCATGCATGTGATGAAGTTATTTGCAATGATGGTAAACTGAAAGAGTTTTCTCAGTATCATGTAGATGAAAATATCTGGTCTGTTGCTGAACTTAATGATGATCAAGAATACCTTGAGATGTTTGATATGGACAAGGAATATCTCAAAGAATGGGATAACGAAAAGAAATTTTCATTCGTTAATAAGATAAACTACGAAGAATAACTGGCGTTAGTACAAGGGATAGTACAGTGGCCTTCTAAGCCTCTGATCCAGGTTCGAGTCCTGGACGCCGGACCAAGTAGGGCCTATAGCTTAATGGTTAAAGCGGAGAACTCATAATTCTAGGAGTCTAGGTTCAATCCCTAGTGGGCCCACCAACAAATATGAAACAAAAATATATTAGAGCATACATGGATGTAGCAAAACGATTTGCTGAATTATCATCAGCAAAGCGGCTACATGTCGGCGCCATCATTGTCAAAGATGATAGAATCATTTCTATTGGTTATAATGGTATGCCACCAGGTTGGTCAAATATATGCGAAGATATTACGGAAGAAGGAACACTAAAAACTAAGCCGGAAGTCATCCATGCTGAAGCCAATGCTATAGCTAAACTAGCAAAAAGCACGGAATCTGGCAAAGATGCTACCATGTTTCTTACTCATGCACCATGTATTGACTGTGCCAAGCAGATTTTTACTGCTGGTATCAATACTGTTTACTATGCTCAGGAATACCGTTCTACTGATGGATTAGAGTTTCTAAGAAGATGTGGTGTGACTATTATATACACACCAGAGCCGTCAGAAGGGTCGGAGAGAGGTTAGAATATAAATACTGATGCGTAGGGTAACTAAAGGAAAACCCATGCAATTCAGAATCAAAAAATGTCCAGAAAAAGACTTCAGGCCATACGTTCTTGAAGCAGCCTCTTTTTTTGCCAAAGAATTAGTTCCTAGTGCAAGAATCCGTAATAACTGTAAAGTTACCATAAAGTTTAATCCTAAGATAAACGAATATGGATATGCAAGTATTCAGAAGTTCAACAGCAGAAACCAACCTAGACAATTCTTGATAGAGATACATCCAGGAATAGGGGCAAGACACATACTAGAAACATTAGCCCATGAAATGGTACACATCAAGCAGTACATCATGAATGAGACTGATGATGGTTTGACTAGATGGAAAAATAAGAAGATAAATTCCGAGAAGGTTGACTATTGGGATCACCCATGGGAAATAGATGCATATGGTAGAGAACAAGGATTGCTGTATAGGTTTACTGTGATGCATGAATTATGGAATGTATTTACGGAGTTCAAGAATCCTGCTGAGCCAATAGTTTCAATTCCGATAAGATGGAAAATTAATTAAAAAGCAACAAAAAAGCTCTTGACAAATCAAAAAGTTTACTATATACTCTTAGAATATTAAATTTACTTAGAAAGCACGAAATGTTGTCCATACATAAACCCATAACAAGTCAGCCAGAGTATCGCACAATTAATTGCGGCGATGCGTCATGGTTTACCCTCGGGGTCCGTGTATAGACAAGAAATCTAAACTCTAAACACAAGACCCCTAGCCGAAAAGTTAGGGGTTTTTTGTTTACTGTTGGGATATAGTGTAACGGCAGCACCGCAGACTTTGACTCTGTTAGTCTAGGTTCAAATCCTAGTATCCCTGCCAAGTTTTAAGGAAGTGTGCCAGAGTCCGGTTTATTGGAACAGTCTTGAAAACTGTCGGCTCCGTAAGGGGTCCGTGAGTTCGAATCTCACCACTTCCACCAGATAGGAGAAGAAAT